AAGTTGTCTGGGTTAAGACCAAACAAACAACGAGAGTTTTTTATTTGCAACATAGAAAAAGCCATAGTTATCATAAGAGATTGTGCAGAAATAAATTATGAAAGAATGTTTTATAAGACAGACAAACAAATAAAACAAGAACAAATAGAGTTAGATAGGCAGAAACAAATAGAGAAAAATATTATTATAAAAGAACATGAGAAAGCTAAAAAAGAAAAAGAAGCTAAAGAAGAAAGGGAAAAGACATTGTTTAAAGACACGTTTGATTTAGATTTAGACTTTAAACTAGACGAAGATACGATTATGAATGCTTGTCCGCATTGTGGAAAAAGTCTTAATAAGTTTGACTAAGTTTTATTTTTACCTTATAAAAGATATATATGCCTAAAATAGTCAATAAAACAGAAGAAAACTCAAGAATGGTAACGCAGTTATCTGGGCTTGGATTACCTCACGAACAGATATGCTCCATATTAAATATATCAAAGCCATCACTTTACAAGTATTATGAGCAAGAATTATTGAATGGTAAGGCTACAGCAAACGCTAAAATATCAGAGAATCTTTTTAAGATTGCAACAGGTACAGGAAGAGAAGCCGTAACGGCGTGTATATTCTGGCTAAAAACACAAGCTAGATGGACTGAAAAACAGGTATTGGAGATTCAAGATGGCACAGAGCAAGATGATAAGTTCAAGCAACTTATCACAGACATTCAAAGAGCTAAACTCTCAGAAAAAGAAAGCGACACTACTCTTAACTGATTGGTATACCAAAGCAAGAAAAAATCAAGTCATTGTTGATGAAGATGACTATAATATACAATTATTTTTAGCTGGAAGAGGTTGGGGAAAAACAAAATGTGGAGCTATGGATATTATACAATATTGTTTGTTAAATCCAAATGTCATATGTGGTGTAATTGCTCCTACACATGGAGATCTAAGAAAGATATGTTTTCAAGGTGAATCTGGAATAATGTCTGTATTAGACAAAGACCTATTATCCGAATCTGGCTACAATAAGTCAGAAAGTGAAATAACCTTTTTAAATAATTCAAAGATTATTGGAGTGGCTTCTATTGAGCCAGACAGATTGCGTGGTGTTCAGTTTCATAGAGCTTGGTGTGATGAATTGGCTTCTTGGCGATACAGAGAAGCATTTGACAACTTAATGATGGCTTTGCGACTTGGAGAATCTCCAAAATGTATTATTACCACAACTCCTAGACCAACCGAATTAATCAAAGAACTAGCTGTTAGATCAGACACTAAAGTTATTAAGGGAAATACTTTTGAGAACGTAGATAACCTTGCTCCATCTGCTGTTAAAATGTTGAAAGAAAGATACGAGGGAACAAGGCTTGGGCGACAGGAGCTTTATGCGGAGATATTAGAAGATGTAGAGGGTGCATTATTTCATGCTACTAATATTGAGCAAACCAGAATTGAAGTAACGCCAGACATGCAAAGAATTGTTATTGCGGTCGATCCAGCAGTTACCTCAAACAAAAGTACATCTGATGAAACAGGGCTGATCGTTGCTGGTAGAGGTATTGATAATCATTTCTACATATTAGAAGATAAATCTGGTGTATTTAGTCCAGATGTTTGGATAAAACGAGCAATAGAGTTGTATTATAAGTTTGACGCAGATAGAATAGTTTGTGAAGTCAACAATGGTGGGGATTTAATTGAAAAACTTTTACGAGTGCAAGATGTGAATGTACCTTATTCTTCAGTCAGAGCTACAAGGGGAAAGATGTTAAGAGCAGAGCCAATTAGTGCATTGTATGAGCAAGGTAAAGTCCACCATGTTGGTTATTTTAAGCATTTGGAAGATCAGATGTGTAGCTATACTCCAGATACAGCAAAAAGCCCAGACAGACTTGACGCACTCGTGTGGGGTATAAGTTCCCTAATGAACTCTGGCAAAGCAATTTTTAGAATCAGTTGAGGATTATATAATGGGATTATTTGATAGATTCAAGAAACAAACAGAGCAGATTCAAAGAAAAGAAGCTCCTAGAGTGCTGTTTAATAAGGTACAGGCATATCAAGGCACTAACAATAGAAAGTATAAAGACTATGCCAAAGAAGGCTATCAAGAGAATGCAATCGTTTACAAATGCGTATCAATGATTGCCAACAACGCAAGTGCAGTTAAAATAAAAGTATTTGCTGGAGATAATGAATTAGATAGCCACCCATTAATTTCTTTGCTGGAAAGACCAAATCCGTTGCAATCTGGAGTAGAGTATTTTCATTCATTGATTAGTTATCTGCTCATATCTGGTAACTCTTACATGATTAAAGATAAAGAAACAACTGCTCCCACAGAATTATATTTACTTAGACCAGACAGGATTCACATCAAGACAGGAACATCAATGATTCCAGAAGCCTATCAATATAAGCTAGATAATAAGGTAGTAAACTCATATGAGGTTAATCCATTAACAGGATATTCACAAGTTAAACACATTAAACTCTGGAATCCATTACACGATTTTTTGGGCTTATCTCCAATCGTTGCGTCTGCTTACAACATTGACCAGCACAATTTGGCTGGATTGCATAATGTAGGATTATTAAAGAACGGCTGTACTCCATCTGCTATGTTGAAATTTCAACCCACAGATGAAACAGGAGCTTCTGCAACATTAACAGACGATCAAAGAGCTATGTTGCTACAGGACTTGGAAACTAGATTTTCTTCCAGCACAAATGCTGGGCGACCAATGTTGTTAGAAGGAGATTTCGACTACGTTCAGATGGGCTTGAATCCAAAGGATATGGATTTTTTGGAGCTAATGAATATGTCAGCCAGAGAAATTGCGTTATGCTTTGGTGTACCAGCTCAATTAGTTGGTATTGCAGATCAGACATATGCGAATGTGGCAGAAGCTAGATTATCTTTGTATGAAGAAACCATTATACCTTTATTAAAACGACTAGAATCAGATTTAAACGAATACTTAGCTCCACTTTATGATGGCGATTTAAGTATTAGATACGATATTGATAGCATAGACGCTTTATCAGAAAAAAGAAGACAAATCTTTGCCAATGTCAGTCAGGGTGTACAGCAAGGCATATTGACCAGAAATGAAGCTAGAGAAAGACTTGGACTTGAGCCTATAGATGGTGGCGATAGCTTATTAGTTCCTTCAAACTTATTTCCTTTAGGCGAAGTAGACGATAATCCGCCTGTTCAGCCAGACGAAGATGAAGATGAATCTAAATTTTATGAAGATCAATGGGAAGAAATTTATGGTGATGAATTAGAAGAAAAATATATGAAGCCCAAAAAGAAGAAAAAAAAGAAAAGAACTAAGGAGATGTTAGCTCAAGATGTTTTTGATAACAGACAAGAAGCACTTGAGAGAGCAAAGGTTATTGGTTGTGAAGGAAGCCATACTCACGAAGCAGAAGATGGTACTACTGTTTTTATGCCATGCAGAAGCCATGAAGAATACCATGAAACCATTGGGGTAGATGAAAAGGCTTTATCTGATTTAGACTTAACAGCCACCGAAGGCATGAAAGAAGAAGCTAAGAGAGGGCTTGACTGGCGAAAAAAGTTCAATAGGGGTGGCACTCAGGTGGGTGTTGCTCGAGCAAATCAAATTGTAAGTGGCGAAAGAATGTCGCCAGACACAGTTCTTAGAATGTTCTCATTCTTTTCAAGACACGAAGTAGATAAGCAAGGTCAAGGATTTAAGCCAAGCCAAGAAGGTTATCCGAGTGCTGGAAGAATAGCTTGGTCTTTATGGGGTGGTGATTCTGGATTTAGTTGGTCAAGGCAGAAAAGAAATCAGATTATGGCAGAGAGAGAAAAGTCATTTGATGATATGGAAATAAAAGGTGCATATGGCTTGACAGACGCAGTAGAAGAAGGGTTGCGTGAAAAGGTTAAAGAACATAATGAAAAGCATGGGGATAAAAAAGGCAAAAGGGTAAATCTTAGAATGTTAGCTTCTTCGTTTAAAAGAGGAATTGGTGCTTACAGAACTAATCCTCAATCAGTTAGACCAAGTGTTAGAGCAAGTGGCGGTGAAAATCGCTGGGCATATGCCAGAGTTAATGCTCTATTATATGCGGTAAGAACAGGTAAATTTAGAGGTGGTAAGTTCGATTTAGATTTATTACCCAAAGATCACCCATTATCATCTAAGGACTGACATATGTTTAAGTTTGGAAAAAAATCATTAGAAAACTTAGCTGGTGTAGACAAAGACTTAATACTTGTTCTTAACCAAGCTATTGCAATATCAGCTATAGACTTTGGCATAACTGAAGGTATGCGTTCACCAGAAAGAGCAAGACAACTGAAAGCAGAAGGCAAAAGCAAAGTAGGCGACAAATCAAAGCATTGTACTGGACTGGCAGTAGATATTGTTTGCTACCATCAAGGCAAGGTAACTTGGGAATATGAATTTTATGAAATGGTAGCTCAAGTCATAGGCGAGGTGGCTGATACCTTTGATATTAAGATTCGTTGGGGTGGTAGTTGGCAGACTGGTAACATGACTTTAAATCGTTCCATGTCGTTTATTGACGCACCACACTTTGAGATTATAAAATAGATGTTTATATGGCTGAAAAAATTAGAATCAATAGACGCAAGGATTATAAGCAACAACTTAAACTATATCTCAATTTATCAAAAAGCCTAAACGCAAAATTAAAAAAACTCTTTAGAAAAACTGCCAGATTAGCCGAGCAAGAATATATTCAATATGAAGATATGTACTATTTGTTTATAGAAGATTTTTCTAATGATCTTTACAAAATACTCTCAAGTCATTACAGGTCAGTCATTACTACTGCAAGTCAAAGAATAATAAAGCAGAGAGAAGAAAAAGCAGAAGGCAATATTGATAAAATTGTAGATAAATATATAAACGAAAATACTGCTTCTAAAGTAAGTCAAGTCTCTGAAACCACACGACAAAACATCAAAAGATCCGTAAAGAAAGGCATAGCAGAAGGAATGTCCGTAACTGAGGTTGCTAAAGAAATAAGGCAAAACAATGGATTTAAGCCTTACAGAGCCACCATGATTGCGAGAACTGAAACTCATATGGCTATGAGTTATGGTAATAATGAGATTTCCAAAACACTTGGATTCCGTGATGGAGTTAAAGAATGGAATAGTGCTTTTGATGATAGAACTAGAAGTTGGCATAAGGCTATGAATGGAACTGTAGTTAAGCTAGACGAGACGTTCAAAGTGTTTACACCTCTTGCTGGTGGTGGCACAGCAGAAAAAATAATGGATTATACAGGAGATTCAAATGGTGGTGCTTTAAATATAATTAATTGTAGATGTTTTACCTTATACTATGATTCAGAAGATGAAGTTATTGGAGATATACCAAAGCCAGACAGTCCAATAGTGCCAGAAGCGGTTGCAACTGTAGCTGTTAGAACAACAGTTCCTAAAACTTTTTTTGGATTTGGTGCAACGACAAAGACAGAACTTGAGTTTCATAAAGAAGCATGGAACGATAGCCCAGCAAAATATAAGCAGATACCAGCAAAATTTCCGCCAGTCAATGTAGCTGTAACTAATCGTGGTTGTTATTATGACAATGTTAATTTAATAAACATGAAAAAAACAAGAACAGGTTATTCAAAACATGCAATATGGGTACATGAATACGGACATTTTGTAGATAAAAAAACAGTTAGAAAAAGTCTTAGAGATGACAATAAGATAGGTAAAAAAATAAATACTATTCTGAAAGCTGATGAAAGAAACACCATAGACTATGGATCATTAGTATATGCAGAAGAAATAGTAAAAGATGTAAAAAGAGTTGCACAAAATATTAAAGATGGTACTTACAAATATGCACACAAATTGCCACCTAAGAATGGAGCTGGTGCTTTAAGAAACTTTGAAGATCAGTACAAGCTCAAATATGGTTATGATGAAGCTACAAATACCTTTACTAAATTACAAACAAAAAAAGATGTAGAAATCTTTTTAGATGACATATTTCAAGATGGGGTTTTCTTTAAAAAAGATGAAATCAAACAACTCTTAAACTTTGATAAAATATCTGATAGAGCAGATAGAGCAATAAGAATGACCTCATTTCTTAATGCAGTAAATTATAGATTTGCAAATCAAATTGGTCTTATTGACACACACGCAGTCCATCATGGCGGTAATGGTATATTCTATTCATTAAGAACATTTGTAATGACCAGAGATAAAGCAAAAAAAGAAGTTACTGTTAACGCAAGAACAGACATAGATCATCTTGCAGATTATATGGGTGCTATAACTACAAATGCTTTTGGTTACGGACACACTAATAGCTACTATAGAAGGGAAGGAGCTAGAGTTAGGGTTGGCAATCGTGTTGTAACAAGCGATAATTCAACAGAAGCATTTGCTGAATATCTGTCCTTATCGGCTTCTCCACAATCTGAATTATTTAGAAAAAAGATGGAAGAATTAGCACCAAACACTAAAAAAAGTTTTGATGAATACATAGACGACATTTTAGAATTTGATGATATAGAGTAATTTAATTTACTGCTTTGCAGTTTTTGGGATACCAAATACTCTGTTGCTTATATCCTCTGGATCAATTCTGCTATCTTTCTTGACTGACCTATTTAATAGTTTTACATATGAATTTTCTACACTTTGGATATCAAAAGCATTTGGATCATCAAATATTTCATATGTAAGTAAGTCTTTGTAGTACTGATAACCAAAATGTTCTACATAAGATTTTTGTGCTTCTCTCACATTTTTATTTTTTTGTAAATTTATATCATTAATCACATCATCTAAATATGACATAGCTTTTCCCTTATAGTAAATATTAACTAATAATTATAATATTTCTAAAAAAAATTGTATATTTTAATAAAACATATATAAATCAATACCTTAGAAGTGAATTTATTTACTATATAATGTTGACATATATACCATTATATTATATATTTACTACATAAGTTAATAACAACTTATAAATAAAAACTTAAACAGGAGCAAGAAAATGGACAAGACAGATAAAAAATTAGCAGAAATTGACAAAGAAATTGGAAAATTACAAA